CGCACTGCTTGCGCCTTACTAAAACAAAAGCGAAGCGCATTAGTGCCTCTGTAGGCCGAATGTCCAATCTTAATAATTGTCATAGGTGTAACTCCTTGGTTTGTGGAACCTGTACAGTAATTGCAGATCATTCCCTTGTCAGTCACCTATGCGACATTAAGCTGCTGATCGTTTATACAGTAAGAATAAAGTACCTGGTGGATCGAGGCTCGCGGGTTTTGGCCGTAGGCCTTGCAGTTTGTTGTCTTGTTCTCTACAATAGAATGAATGAAGACACTAACAAGATCCCAAGTCAGGCAAGCCTTAAATCATGTGCCTATAGATCAGATCTTGTCTGTTAGCGGAGAGTTAACGCATAAACAAAAGACATTCGCCAAAGCCATTGCCAGCGGTTCTAATGGTGCTGAGGCTTACAGACAAGCATACAACACCAAAGCCAAACCGAAAACCCAGTCAGAAAACGCGCGACGCATGAAAACCAATACGGCAATTCAAAGGGAGATAGAAGCCTACAGACTATCAAAACTGGCCAGTGAACATCGTACGGCAGGACAACTGAGGGATCTAGTCATTCATTCACTCGTACAAGTGTTAGTCGATCCCGAGGCTAAAGACTCAACCAAAGTCCAAGCCAGTAAAGTATTGGGAACCGTCGTTGGTGTTGATGCATTCATTCACCGAACAGAGTCGCATATTATTACAACAAGCAATGACGCGCGCACTCAGTTAATGAATGAGTTAAAGCGGGTATTAAATAGTGAATCGATCGATGTTGAATACAGAGAGGCCGACACCCTTCTCGAAGAGTTAGCCAAGAGCCCCCCAGCCGCACCACCCCCCCAAACTGGCGTTGATGGTACCTGGATCGATACACATAGTATTCCAGACAATCAAACATCAATAAAAAAGACCCCCATACCCACCTTACAAATTCCCGACAAAGATGGTAACAACACACAGGAAACACCCCCCTTATGAAAACTATAGCAATAGGTGGGGGGTATATTTTTGGAACTTTTTGTACATATTCCCGACAAAAGTACAGACACCATAGAAAAAACACCCCATTTATGAAAACTATAGCAATAGGTAAGGAGTATATTTTTGGAACTTTTTGGGAACTTTTTGTGATTCTATCCTATAAATTTATAGGATAGAAATTGATTGAATATAACCGTGAAATGGCAAAAAGGGTGGATATATCGTTGGACGAATGTTTGGAGATGTTAGTGAGCCCGCAGCAAAAGGACGTATTTATTATTGTGGATGAGTGGTGGAAGAGGTTTGGGTACAGTCCCACTCTAAGGGAGATATGTGAGCAGCGCAATTCAAACAGTTTGGGTAGTACGAAACGGATGATAGACAAGATGGTTGATCTTGGGATTCTTAAAAGGATGAAAAACAAGGGAAGAAGTATTCGACCTGTGTATATTAATTTTAGGAGAATTGAATGAAGAATGTAATGATTAGAACGGGTCGTGTTGCATTGGGGATGAGCCAGCGTCAGTTGGCTATTGAGGCTGGGCTTTCTTTGCCCACTGTGGCTAGATTTGAGAATGGTAGAAATTCTTTGATTGGTAATTATGAAAAGATGATAGGAGCTTTAAGTGGGTGTACTTTTGTAGAAACCAAAGATGGGTTTGTTATGACGTATAAGCATGACTGATAAGTTGGCCGAAGCTATATCTAGGCTGCCCAGCAATGAGCAGGAAAAGCTGTTTTCAGATTTTCAAGTATATAAAGATGCGCTATTGAGGGAAAAAGCTCAGTTGTCTTTTATAACGTATATTAAAATGATGTGGCCGGGGTTTATAAGTGGTAGGCATCACGCATTAGTGGCTAAGAAATTTGAAGATATAGCGTCTGGCAAGATTAAGCGGGTGATTATTAATATGCCTCCTCGGCATACGAAGTCAGAATTTGCTTCTTATCTACTGCCAAGCTGGTTTTTGGGTCGATTTCCCAATAAAAAGGTGATTCAGTGCTCAAATACAGCTGAATTAGCGGTTGGATTTGGACGAAAAGTGCGAAATTTGGTGGGGTCTGAGGTATATGCCAAGGTTTTTCCTAATGTTACGCTCAGACAAGATAGTAAAGCAGCGGGCCGGTGGGCCACTAGCGGAGATGGAGAGTACTTTGCTATTGGAGTTGGGGGTACGGTTACTGGAAAAGGTGCGGATTTACTAATTATTGATGATCCGCACTCCGAACAAGAGGCCGCTATGGCTGCTGGCAACCCTGATGTCTACCAAAAAGTATATGAGTGGTATACATCGGGTCCGAGACAGCGTCTTCAGCCTGGTGGATCTATTGTTATTGTTATGACCCGCTGGGGTGAGAGCGATTTAACGGGAAAAGTATTAAAAGACGCGCTTCAAAGAGAAAAGGGAGAGCAGTGGGAAGTGATTGAGCTGCCTGCTATTCTTCCTAGTGGTAAACCACTATGGCCAGAGTTTTGGTCAATTGAAGAATTAGAAGCGCTCAAAGAAGAATTGCCAGTATCGAAATGGAACGCCCAGTATCAGCAAAAACCCACAGGAGAAGAGGGCGCTTTAGTTAAAAGAGAATGGTGGAAGAGATGGAAGCGTGAAAAACCCCCGACATGTGAGTTTGTTATACAGAGTTGGGACACCGCTTTTACTAAAGGCGAGAGATCAGATTACTCTGCATGTACGACATGGGGCGTGTTTTATAAAGACGAAGATCTTGGGGATGTAAACGTTATATTATTAGATGCATTCAAAAGACGCATGGAATTCCCAGAGTTAAAAGAGACTGCATATAAACATTACATGGAATGGGAGCCTGATGCTTTTGTGATTGAGGCAAAAGCTGCTGGATCTCCGTTAATATTTGAGTTAAGAAGAATGGGGATTGTTGTTAGTGAGTTTACTCCGAGCCGTGGTAACGACAAGTTTGTACGTTTAAATTCCGTGACTGATTTGTTCAAGTCAGGTAAAGTATGGGCTCCAGAGACTAAATGGGCAGACGAAGTGATCGAAGAGATGGCGGCGTTTCCAAATGCGGCGCATGACGACTTGGTGGATTCGTCCACTCAAGCGTTGATTCGTTTTCGACAAGGCGGGTTTTTACGGTTGGCGTCTGACGAAGAGGACGAACCCAGATACAAAAGATCTTATTCATACTATTGAGGACATATGGACTACGAACCGTTGTTTAAACTGCCAACTGGGACTGAAGATATAGATTCGGTGTTTAAGACTATGCGACCGAACGATCCAAATTATCCAGGATCAGCTTATGCCCATCATGCAGATAATTCCACAACTGGATATCGAGCGCCATCTGATATGCCTGATACACCGCATGAAGTACAAGGCCGATCATATAAGACGTTGTATTTAGAACCACGGGCTGTTAACTCTGCGGCTGGTTGGTTTAGAGATGAAAACATTTCCACCTATGCCGTTCCAGAAACGGATGATAAAGGAAAAAGCACAGGCAAGTTATTAATTAAATCCGCTGAAGATCAAAAAGTAAATGACAAAATAAATTATAAGAAAGATCAAGTACTTACTCGGGTTGATTATTCGCCCAAACCACAAGTTGGCCTATCCCCAGTTGAGTTTGGACCCACGGCCGCTAGTCCAAAAGGAAGTAAGGGTGATGCTCATTGGGGTAATGCAATAACTGAAGTACACCCAAAGCCAGCAAGATTAATGCAAAATTTGCCAATGCGTGGCGGATATACACCTGGGGTAGATAATCTGCAACATAGTCTTAACCCGTTAAAATTAAAAAAAGGCGGGATGATAGACAGGCCTTTGGTTGGCGGAAACAAATTAATTTAAGGAAAAAAAATGGAAAAAAGTTTATACCAAGCGCCCCAAGGATTAGAGTCCTTGACAGGTCCCGACATTGAAATTGAAATAGAAGATCCAACTGCTGTACATATTAATATGGACGGCGTTGAGATTGATCTAATGCCTGGAGAGGAAAAAGAAAACTTTGACGACAACTTGGCTGAATTTATTAGCGAAAGCGTCCTTGAGTCTTTGGCCTCAGATTTGGTTGGAGATTTTGAAGAAGATCTTTCTTCTAGAAAAGATTGGATCCAGACCTACGTTGATGGATTGGAGTTGTTGGGTTTAAAAATAGAAACAAGGTCAGAACCATGGGAGGGTGCCTGCGGGGTATACCATCCTTTATTGGCTGAAGCTTTGGTTAAGTTTCAATCCGAGATGATGATGGAAACGTTTCCAGCTATGGGACCGGTTAAAACTCAGATTGTTGGAAAAGAAACGCCAGAGAAAAAAGAAGCCGCGGCTCGCGTCGCAGCAGATATGAATTACAGATTAACAGATAAGAATATCGAGTTTAGACCTGAGCATGAGCGCTTACTCTGGGGCGTGGGTTTATCTGGCAACGGATTTAAAAAAGTTTATTACGATCCAAACATGGAGCGTGAGACATCAATCTTTGTTCCGGCCGAAGATCTAGTTGTTCCATACGGAGCAAGCAATTTAGAAACGGCAGAACGCATTACCCATGTAATGAGAAAAACGGAAAACGATGTACGCCGGCTGCAGGTTGCTGGGTTTTGGAGAGATATAGATCTTGGTGAGCCCGACACCGTTTTAGATGAAGTTGAAAAGAAAATTGCCGAGAAGCTAGGATTTAGAGCAACAACGGATGACAGACACAAGATATTAGAAATGAATGTTGACCTCGATTTAGAAGGTTACGAACATGAAGATGAAGACGGAGAGCCAACAGGAATAGCCATTCCTTATATAGTTACCATTGACAAATCCAGTAACAAGGTATTGGCCATTAGAAGAAACTGGAGAGAGGATGACGATCTATGTAAGAAGCGCTCACACTTTGTCCATTACGGCTACATCCCGGGATTTGGCTTTTACCATTTTGGATTAATTCATTTGGTTGGAGCATTTGCTAAATCTGGCACATCTTTACTGCGCCAGCTTGTAGATGCTGGAACTTTATCTAATCTTCCAGGCGGATTTAAAGCTCGCGGTTTGAGGGTTAAAGG